GGTCCCTGAAGACCTGTAGACCCGGACTCACCCTTTTCCCCGATGGGTCCCTGTGGACCTTCTGGACCTTGAGGACCGGGGTCGCCTTTTTCTCCTTGCGGACCTGTCTCGCCCAACGGGCCTCGAAGTCCTTCACGGCCTGGCTCACCATCTTTGATCTCCTTCAATTTTTCAGTGAAATGCTCGATCAACTGCAAATGCCGAGTGGCGAACTCCGCCTTCATCTGAGCGAGAGACGCGTCGACTTGCGCGGTGAAAAGCCGCCGCGCATCTTCCCACCTCTCGCGCTCGTCGGAGAGCGCCTTACCCAGGACGTCTCGCCACGCGTCAAGCAGATCGTCGGCTGCTGTGCCTGAAGGCGACTCTAGATAAGTTCCGTGACTCTCGAGAGATAATGTCATCTCGGTTGCCTTTCGGCGTGGGTTCGTCAGCGGGCGGAGCTGGAGGGGCGGGCGGAGGAGAATGAGGCCCAGGTGCGGGTGGGATCTTGTCGACAGCGCTCAGGGGGACGACTTGCTGCTGCACTCGAGGCTCGTCACCGAATGGCACGGCGTCAAGACCCTCTCGCTCGCGAGCTTCGTTGGGCGAGTAGATGCCACCCTGGACGCCACGAGCCAAAGCTTCGATGCGATCTTTCAACGCCGAGCGCATCAACGCCTCGGTGTCGAACTCGACGTACTCGTAGGGCTGGCCGCGCAAACCAAACAGGAGACCGAAGGCTTCTTCGATGTGGTTCAAGGCAAAGCCAAGACCCGACGACTTCCAGCTCTGCATCAATGCCTCGGTCGAGCCGTACGACTGCCCACCCAATCCTAAGATCTGAAGCGGGACGCGATACGCCAGCGCGATCTGCTCGTAGCTGAGCTTCAAGATCTCGGCCGTCGCGGCGTCCTTGCCCGCGACCGACCACGGCTGCACCTTGAGGCCCGCCGTCAGGATAGGCGTACCGCCCTGCTTGAGTTGCCGGGTCTGTTCGTCCCAGCGGTCCCTGAGCGCCTGGACCTGATCTTTATCTAACACCAGATCCGTCGACAGCACAGCTGAAGGTCTCGCCTCGTTAGCGTAGAACGCTGTCTGCTGCGCGGCGATGGCGTTGCTGACACCGATAGAGCCGTAGGCGGCGACCAGAGGCGACTCACCCACCAGCGGCTTGGGGTAGCGCTGGTTGGAGTGCAAGTGTATGTGCAGAACGTCTCGCTGAGGGACAGTGATAGTAGTCCCAATCATGCGCTCAATGATGTCATTACCCGCCAGGTCGTAGAAAATATCGCCATTGTAAGCGATGCGCGGGTAGCACATGGAAGCGTTGAACAGATGCAGCTCGCTGATCTCATAACGCTCGTTGCGTATCCCGAGGGCGTAGGCATTACCATCTGTGTAGAGCTGTCTGGTCGCGTTCAACATGAAGTCGCTGATCGACTGATAGGTGTTCGGCTTGCGCATAACCCGCGCGACCGACGACATCTCGACGCGCTCTCGCCCACCCTTGTCGTTAAGACGCCAGTGGTCACCCGGGCACATCGCGACAGTCTGCGAGTACGCCGAGACGCACGCCTCGACCATCGCGGACTCTGGAGCGTAGGTCGGGTTGTAGCCCATCTGCCACCAGTTGGCGTTTTGCCCGACACTAGCGGAGAGCCAGCCGCCAGTGACGGGAAGCTGCCAAGGGCCAGGGTGATATTCACCCTCGCCCTTGAACAGTATTTTCACGGCTCGCGAGAGGTTATCTCGAACACCCATTTACTTTTCCTTAGCAGGAGCCGCGTGTGTCGCTGCTGTAGAGTCACGTGTCTTGTAGCCACCCTTGCCGCCACCCTCCATCTGCTTGTTGTAGGTGGCCTGCGCTGACGGATACGGATCCTCCCCGCTACCGTCATCAGCGAGCTCGACGTGCTCGCCCATTGCGAGGCGGTCGTTCTCCTCCTGCGTCGGTGTCGGTTTGCCCTTGCTCAGTTTTTCTTTCGCGTCGGCACGCGACTTGTCAGCCGCCTCCTTCTCGATCTCATAGCGCTTGGAAGTTGTTGCTTCAGCCATATCAAGTCTCCTTTATGCGGGTCGTCGACGGGAGTCCTCCATGGTGCCAGTCCAGTTGAACTGCACCACATTGCTGTCGGCCGACGCTACTGGGTCATGGACCTTAACAGGAATATTGCCAGCGGCATGAGTGAACCCACTGATGGGCGCGCTTAGTCGCTGGGTAGATATCACGTTCGTGGTCTGCACCGCATTATTGAATAATACCTTGCAGCTACCGGTGAAGTTGCTTCCGTTAACCACGAGAGTGAAGTTGGGCGCAGCGCCCGTTGTCGGGGCGATAGTGGTGATGACTGGCGGCGGGTTAGTACCCGGCGTCTCAGGTGGCACCCCCGTGTCGGGGGCGCTACCGTCTGCTGTCTTGGTCAACACGTTATTGCCCAAGGCAGCGAGGTCGTTCTCAGCCTGTGTAGGCGTTGGCCTTATAGCCATATGTCACCTCACCAAGTAACGCCGGCCACCCACGCTACCATGCCCGGACGACGCAGCGTCCAGTTGATCGGCAGGATGAGCCGCAGAGCCAGCGAGTCAGTCTGCCAGAGGCTGCGCACCGGAGTTGCCCCGTCGATACCCGTCGGCGCGGTGTCCTCCATGTGCAGTGTCGCTTGGTCCGAGATCTCGAAGCGAGGTGCCTCACCACCGACGCTTACAAAATCTGCGGCGTCGAGTGCGATCACGGTGCCGAGGGGCACAGTGCCGGAGTCGATGATCGGATAGCTCAGCAGCTTGCCCGTAGCGATCTCGTCTTTGAACGGGAATACACCCGCTCCAGGCATCGCGATCAAACTGGCGCTCAATACCTGCTGCGGGTTCATCAGAAAGACCATATTGCGGATATGGCCCTGCGTCGCCGTCATCAATGCGCCAGTGATATTCTTGAGGTCCTGCACGATGGCATTGAAGGCTGAAGGCGGAGCTCCGATGGCAGTAGGGGGGATAGACGCAACCCCGTTCAAGATGCCAGCAGGACGCACTGCCGTCGCCGCGTTGGCGTCGAGGAGCACCGCGTCAAGGGAGATCGCCGTGTCCTCAGAGATCGCGTTCCTGAGCAGCCCTTCGATTGCCGGGATGCTGTGCTCGTCGATCTCTCGTGTCCAGGTGGTGATGACGCCCATCTTCTTGGGCACCATGATCTGCGCCGTGAATGCTCCCTGGCGAACCGGGATAGGCATGCCTTCACCGACGAATGAGCCGGCGATGGTAGGCGTTCTGGAACGCGTCGGGATGCTGATCTTGCCCGCACGCCCAAAGCTGAGGGAGAGGCCATAGCTCGAGAGCCTGGGGTACACGGACTTCGGCATCAGCAGTTCCATGAAGTCGGCGTATAGAGTCTGGACAAGCTCGGCCGCCCAGCCTACAACCGTCGTCATGGCCGGAGCACTCGCTGCGCGCATCGAGTACTCGAGCAGCTCGCGCGTTGCCTCGTCGCCATAGTCGCGATACTCACGCGCAATGATCTGACGAGCCTCCTCAGGGTTCTTCTTGATGTGATGCGCGTACAACTGAATTGCGCCCGAACGTGCCAGCACGTCGAGGGCGTCAATCTTCTTGTGAGGCATCGAGAACGGCCGGGGAGACGACAAGATCGTGGTCGAGCGAGCAGCCGTTGCCATCTGCTGATGCGGCTGCTGCGACGGACGTACGATGACCGGACGTGCGCCAGTGCTCGTCTGGGCGAGGTTCTCCTCGGCGTCACGGAGGGCACCGAGCGCCCGCTCCTCCTGCTTGATACGCCCATTGAGCTCGGTGGATCTCTCGAGCTGGGCGTCACTCACATTGCTGTCGTCAATCGAATTGAAATGAGTAGCAAGTTCTTCACGCAGGGCCGCGAGTCTTTGCTCGGAGGCCACGATGCGCTGACCAATGTCAGACATGACAGGTCTTCCTTTTACTGGAGACGTTTTGGCTTTCCCGCCAGTGGTTACAGCTTTTTTGACCCTGCCCTCATTGCCCTGCTCGGCGAAGACCATGTCAAATGTGGATCTAGAAATGTTGAGCGACTTCGCTACCGCCAGTGCGTTCGGGTTTGCCGGCACACTGACGAGACTTGTCTCCACCAGCTCGCACTTGGTGAAGAAGCTACCCCAGTCGCTTTCCTTTCTCGGCTGCGACGCGAGTGGCCTAAAGCCTACGCTGACCGCGCGTAGGATATCTGCGTCAATCAGACGCCGGATCTCATCGATACGCTCGGAGGTACCCTCGGGCGCGAGCTCGAGGTAACCGCGCAACTGCTTATTCTCAACCCGGAGGTTCTTCCACTTGCCAATAGGAAAGTTGCTGTTGTGGTTGAACAGGGCGATGGGATTGCCGCTGAAGGCTTTGAGGTCCCAGCCGTCCGACATGATGATGTCGTCCATGCGATCAGGCGTTTCGTCCGAGAGAACGAACTCCATGCCTTGCACCGGAGCCGCGTGCGTCTTGTGTTTGATCTGGTTCTTGGTCATCGGGCAAGTCCCGCCTCGCTCTTCCCACAACTCAGTGCAGATGTCCTGGGCGTCTTCGTCGCTCAAGTCCTCGTTGTCGTCTTGCACCTCTTCCTGGCAGCGATCCATGAAGTCGTCCTCATCCTCGTCTTCCTCAGGGGAGACGTCGTACTTCTGAACAGGTTTCATCCCTCTCTCCTACCGCGTGAGCGCCTAGCCTCCCCGGAGTCATCGGATCGTCAGCTAGGCCACTCTTGCGTTCCCTGTAACTCCCGTCAGGAGACGGCAGGTTCAGCAACTACTTAGGTTCGGCCGTCTCGGGAGGAGTCTCGGGAGGCAGACCCTGATCCGGCGACGGAGGAGCTGGCGTGATCGGCGTCCATACCCATCCCTGCCCGGCCAGATAGGCGATGACCCAAACCAAGGCTTTGCCACCACTACCGCCACTACCACCTGGCAGGCCCTGATCGGGTGCTGGCGGCTGGCCGGGAAGTCCATGGCCGGGATAGACCGGCAGCGAGGGCAGGCCCTGGTCAGGATGGCCCGGCGACCACGAACCGGGTGGGCGATTGCCCACATGAGGCGGGAACCCAGGCAGACCTTGATCGGGGTGGCCAGGCGCGCTCGGAAGACCGTGGTCAGGGTGGCCCGGGTGATAGATCGGCGGCGACACGTGCCCCGGCTGACCGGGCAGACCATGTGATGGATGACCACCGCCACCCCAGCCGCCACCCCAACCTGGGTCGACGGGCCCACCCCACGAGCCAGGCGGGCGATTTCCAACATGCGGTGGACGACCACCGGGCAACCCTTGATCGGGTTGACCACCACCCATGCTGTCTACAGGGATAACCATAGCGAGAAAGCCTTGCATTTCACTTCTCCTCTTGCTGGTAGATTTCTTCCCATACCGATAGCGAGTAATTCAGCGTCAGCATCTGTATTCGTATTGCCTGACGCATCAATGACAATACGAAGGCCTCCCAGGGGGCCCTGGGAGCTCGTGTGGGCGTTTTTTGCGAGTGTACGAGGGTCAATACCGGCGACATGGCGCTTACGCGACCTCGACCGCGATGGCGAACCGGCAGTCATCCTTCGCCTGGTTGACCGGGTTGGCACGAGTGCCTGACCGGATCTTGAGAAAGCCAATGGATCTTGTCCAATGCTCGGCGATCATGATGCCCGTGTTTGGGTGGGCGACGCAAGTCACCTCCTGACCCGCACCCGTGTAGAGATCGTTGTACAGATTGCCGTCACTCGAGACCTGGAAAGTCAGGTTGGACTCGGTGAACTCTTGCGGGACAGTGATACGGACGATGTTGCCTCCTGAGCAATCCACCCCATCCGAGAGAGACTCGCCTTGCAAAATGGTGGGTCCATCGACGATAGTGAGGGCCATGCCTGTTCTCCTTCATGCAATCATGGTGCTGATGTCTATGGGCTTCGCCTGAGGCGACACGGTGAGCGAGAACGCCATGGCCAAGGCGACGATGCCGTCTATCCTGCCCGTGCTGCGCGACTTGTCGAGCTTGCGGCCGCCCGCTGGATCCCTGGTGACCACGGCGTTAGCGGCGCACATCGAGAGGACTGGATTGCCCCCATGCCTGAGACGGCCTTGGACGATGATGCGCTCGAGGATGTCCACGGCCGGCGACATGTCTTTGTAGCCTTGCCCGTGCGGGACCAAGGGGACGTCGCAGCCAATGGCGTCGAGCTCGCGCTTGAAGTCGTTGATGCGCCATCGATCAAAAGCGATGCCTTTGATCCGCGTCTGAGTGTCGATCTCGGCGACCTTGCGGGCGATGACTCTGGGGTCTGTGCTGACGCCAATGGAGGTGATGAGACCTTGGCGCTCCCAGGCATCGTAAGGGACGTTGTCGACTTTGCTGCGCTCGAGGATGTTGCCCGGGACCCAGAAATAAGGCTGCACGTGGTAGATGGTGCGATCATCCTCGTAGAGGACAACGAGGGCAGAGAGGTCTCTGGTGGCGCCGATGTCGAGACCTGCGAAGACTCTGGAGCCCGGAGGGACGTGCGGGGCCGCGTTGTTAAGGACCCAGTCCGAGCGGTTGATGAACCGCGTCTCGGAGGCGACGCGCTGGTTGAGGATCAGGTTGCGGAAGGCGGACTCCTGCGCGGGCATGCGCTGCGCCTGGGCTGCAAGACGCTTGACGTCTGTCAGTGAGCGAAAGTCGCCCATCGCTGGGTTTGCTTTTTTCCAGGTCTCGAGGGCCCACGGGTCATCGTCCTCGCCGGCGGCGTACATCGTCAGGTGGAAGGCTGGGTCATCGATCTCCTTGGCATTGACGCGTTTGCCATAGTCGACCAACTGTGACATCGGGGCGGTGTCGTCGGCAGCCTGCGTGGAGATGACCAAGAGGAGGGGGTTGTCGCGTCCGCCCATGGCGGTGTCCATGGCGTCGTAGAGCTCTCTGCTCTTGGCTTGACCCAGCTCGTCATAGACGACAAGACTCGGGTTCAAGCCCATCTTCGTCTTCGCCTCGGCGGAGACGGCTTGGTAGATCGACTCATTCTCGAGGTCTTCGATCTTGTGATGGAAGCGCCCGATGACGCAGCGCAGGTGCAAATACTTGTTGCGGCGGACCATCGCCGCCATTTCGTTGAACACCTTGCTCGCCTGGAAGCGGTCGTTGGCGCACGAGTAGACCTCGCCGCGCTCTTCGGCCTCGGGGCCGCACAGGTGACACAGGGCGAGGGCTGCAGCGAGTTGTGTCTTCCCGTTCTTGCGTCCCATCGTCAAAACAGCTGTGCGCACCGGGCGTCGGTGTTCTTTGTTCTCAACGTAGACGTCTCGTATGAACTTCCTTTGAAAATCTCTCAACTTGAGTTTACTACCGGCATGTTGCCCAGAACTGATGGTCAACTCCTCGCAAAAGGCGATAACTCGCGCAGACCGAGACAAACCTTTCTTCGCCCACGGGACGACAACCACCTTCGCCTTCGCACGTTGCTTGACCGTGACTTCAGTAGATCCACCGCGCAATCCCATGCAGGTCTCCGTTAGAATTGACTTGTTCAAAGCGTTTTTAGATTTGGAGATTTGTAGCTTTTTTTC